GTGTCGCTCACCGCCCATTTCGGCAGGCTAAATAAGGAAAGGTTGGAACCTCACCCGACTCCCCTGCCTACGCCCTTTGATAAGGACGCTCCGCCCCCCGTATTAATACGGGGGACACCACTTGAGTTTTATGCTGGCGCTCTTCGCTCGCCCTGTGCGTAGAAGATGCTTCTTGTCATAAGGCTCATCACCTTGCTTCAAGAAGAATTTGAGCAAGGCACCATATCCATCAAGGATGGACTTAGGCGCTTTGTAATTTGCAACGAAACCTCTCACGAGGGGTCGGTGCAAATCTCGACACGTCTTTTCCTCCCGATACTCGAAAGGAATAGAAGTACGACCCAAAAGTGGTGAAGTAGGCAAAACAATCGGGAAGTGAGGAAGTACCTTCGAGATTATCTCGTCTAAGTGCTTCGCAGTACTCCATAACCCTTTTGTGTAGAAGAGGTTACGGAGGGCTACAATGCCTTCCACTTCTTCAACGTCACGACGTGACGACGGGAACACATGGCCGACCTTGACAGGTGTAACGTCAATGCCGTCATAGTAATCACCGCCGCAAGATTCACGGAATTTGCCATTCCAGAAACTCTTGCTCTTATTAACCTTGAAGCCGAAAAGCTCAAGGCTAGAGATCACGTCACGCACATATTCTACAGGGACAATGATATCATCTCCGTAGACGCGTACTTTATCACGAAAAGAGACTACGTCTCTTCTCGCAACTCGGCGATTAAGCCCCTTCTCTATCCCATGATATACAACGGCAAGGAACACCATTGCCTCAATGGGAAAAGTAGTGGCTGAACCCATAGACGCATACTTAAACAAGGTTATAACACCGTGTTTAGGTACCTTGGCCTTGGACGACCGTGTGGCGAATAAAGCCTCTTTTAACAGAGGAAAATCCGCAACTAGGGAGTCTACATGCCTAATCGAAACACGATCGGAAGCTTCGCTGAGATCCAGCGTTGCCAAAGTCCCCGTAAGGGAACCATGTTGAGCCAGGAGCCGATTTGGCACCTGATCTTCAAAACCGATCTGACCCAAGATGACATTAGGACGGTTATTAAAACCGATCCTTTTGCTTTCGAGGAGTTCAACCAGTTTCTTCGCCACGGCTTGCTGCGTGTATTGCATGCAGGTGGGCTCGATAGCGATGATTCTGGGTGTTTTGAGCGTCTTAGGAACCGTTACGATCTTTACAGGTCTCACGGAACCGGGTTCAAGGAAATTAACCTTTTGGGAAATCTCGGCGTAAAAACGCCAAGATGGAGAAGCGTACTCCCCGTAGGGGAACACCTTTTCCAACTCAATAGGCCATTCGAGCTGGTCAAACTTAGCGTTTCCGCTGAGCCTGTCAGCCGTCTTCCCAGGACCGTGCTTAGGCACGAGTTTGCCTTCGTGGAATTGGTTTTCAAATTCCGCGAAGACGTCCTGGAAAAGGAGAGCAGAAATTCTCATGAAGGATGTTATATCCTCCATAGGAATTAACACATCTGCATCTTTAATTTCCTTTTCACACTCGACGTACTTACGTATAGCGCGATCAACCCGCTCTTTCGAGCAAGGAATCTCGATCCTTTTAAACATCAGCGTAAGCTGACGAATAGAAAGGATGCAATCTATACTTGGGTACGGGAGTAACCGCCCAGTTAATGAATCGAACACCTGATTCAGGAAACCTCCCAGAAAAACAGGGAGGGGCCCTTTCGCCCTATGGAATCCATAGAACGAACTGGAATCTACATAGCCTTGGTCAAGACTTCTTTCGAAGTCCTTTCCAAAGTTAGGAAGAGTGATTGTCAAAAACGACAATCCCTCATGTTCGATTCGACCAAGGACCGTATTATAGTCCTTGGCAGCACTGGTGCGACATATGGCGGCCAATTCATTGGCAGCCACTCTCCAGAGAATATCTAGGCTTTTCATGCATCCTCAATTCATAACTGAGTGGTGCATCCAGAGCTGTGATAGACCCTTCTACAGTCCTAGATCGTCCAAAAGACGATCAAGGGCTGCACCGCTTAGGTTACTGGCCAGCAGTACGCTGATAAGTAGCCTGGCGCAACACGTAACGCCCAAAGAAGAACTGAGTATCTCACACAGAAGTGTGTGATATGGAATAGGTTCCAAAGGATCCTCTTCCAACGATTCGTCTTGCGACTCATCGTTCAGTTCTCACCACCCAGAAGCTGGGTGATGCGGGCGCCCGTAGAAGCTGTGCAGTAGGCCGTGAGGCCATCTACAACCTGCTTCTGCTCCGCGATGGTGTAACCCACCAGCGGAACGTCGATCACAAGGTAAGCACTCATAGAGTACTTAGCGTTCACCCCAGAAAGAAAGGGGTCAGCGCCAACCTTGGCGTGATCGAGACGGAGCTGTCGGCGAATCCGATTCCCATTCTGATGGGATACGGACAGCTTGACAAGAGAGTCATCCTTCTGGAAGACTCCGGTGTTGACTCCCGAGGAAATCCTCGGAAGTGAGTTCGCCACCGCGTTAATGGTGACGGACTGAGGGTCGGCAAAAGCCACAGCAGTTCTCCTTTAAGGGGATGGTTCAAAACAAGATAACGTGCAGAAAGCACGCCACCCTACCCCATCTTGGTTGGTAAATCCAGCCTGGTTGGCTGAACCAGCAA